GACCAGTGTATTGCCACCAGCAGTGTAGTTTGAAGCCGAACTTGTTACTTCGTTTACTGTTGTGTAAGCGGTAGTAGCGTTGCTTAATGTTGCTGAACTTGTATACAAAGCAATCTTATATACAGTTGTTGCGCCTGAAACTAAATTTTGCTGTCCGCTAAGGATTTGCACCTTAAACGAATCGCACATTCCTTGGGTAATTGCCATTTTTTGCTCCTAGTAAAGTTTAAGGATTAACCTTGATTTTTGCTTGTCCGTCCCTGTAAGCATCGCCGCGCTCAAGGCCAGTTCCCAAACGATTTAATTGCTGCATTGCCTCATTGTACTTGGTGTTATACGCTAAAAGCATATCTGCTTCGCCCTTCATGTAAGTGTAAGCCTCAACAAGAGAGCCGTACAACAATACAGGACTGTAATTATCTCCAAGCCACGATGTTCCGTTAGTCACAATAGACTCAGGGTAATAGAAGTAGTGAAGCTCTGCGCTGTAGCTCAAGTCTGGCGTTGGACCAAGAATAAAGGTCAGCTCGTTTGGATCATTTAAACGTGAGCCAAATAAAGCGTAGTACCGCGGTTTGCCAGTAGCCGTAGGGCTTGGATATGCCTGCCGAATAAAGTTAACATCTTTGTTAAGTAGGTACTCATATTCCCCAGTAACAACGTCAATTACCGCCAATGAAAAGCTAGATAAATAATCATTTGGGCAAGCTAGGTACTTGTTGCTGGCTGTACAGGTACCCGTAACGTTTTTGCGCAAAGAAGGGATTTGCACCGTGTTGTATATACGGCGCTCTGCCTGCTCAATAAACGTGTTGATCTGGGTCGTAACGGATACAGAACTCCCGTTAGCCAATATCATTGGCGGGAATTGGTTTTCCGTATACGACTGGATCTGCGCAAAAAGCTCGTTGTAGTTCATTAGCCCATCGGTCCTCTAGCCATTACACCCTTGGTAGCTGCACCAGTACCACGGATCTTGATGCCTGATGTTTTTACTTCGTCGTTTTGGCTCTTAGAATAACCACCTACTGACATCTTTACGCCATCTACGCCGTTGCCTTTTTTGACTACAGCGCTTTCTGCGGAAGTGATCTTCTTGCCAGACATGGTATGTGGCTCTGCGTATACTTCAGCAGGTCCCACTTCCTTACCAGCTTTTTTCATAGAATATTTAGCCATTATCGACCTCGTTGGTTAGCCGCACGAGCCATATTGCGACCCATTGATTTTAAATTCGCATTTTTTACACCAGCAGTTTTTGTGCCACCTTTAAGGGCGGCTACTTTTGGACCTGAATCACCAAGGTTTTTACCTTCGGTTTTGCCTTTTTTGGTGATGCCGTCTGCGCCTGATTTGTACATGTTTTGCTCCTTATGTTATATCTACTGTTACTGTACCAAGTTGTGTGTTGCCTATCAAGTCATTTGGGGTTAAAACACTGTCAAATAACCTTGCTCCGCCAACAGGGTTCCAGCCCCATTGAAAAATTCTACTTCCCATTTCTGGGTTCCCAAAACCGTTTGGCCCAACACCGGTCAAATTAATTTGCAATCCGCTGTTGCCAGACTGAATGTAACTTATATCTGGCCGCGGATCCCGTACTCCCTGTGGATCATTGACTGGATACATACCCAACTGCAGCTGCGGTTGATCTGGATCCCAGCAGGTAGGACAAACCTTTATTTTAAAAGGCTTTGTCTTTACCGTTTGCGTCTTTAGCTCCTTTAATTTATATCTTTGTCCGCAACGATCACATTCGGCAATGGAGTGTTTGCCAGATGCAAATTGACTAGGCATAGAATAAATTCCTTGGAACGAATCTTATTGGTGCTTTGTCTCGGTCTTCGTCTGCCGCCAATTGGAACTGTTGCTCGTATTCTGTTTTAAGCATCATTATTCTGCCCGGATCTACGTTTGGCAGCTTGGTACTTAACTGATACGCCAGTCCAGATACCATGCACGGCACGAATCTAAATGGAATATCTTGCATAAATACGCCTGATCCGGCGTCTTGTATTCTGCGTAAACGGTAATAAACCAGCAAATACTGGGTGCCTGGAGCGTTTGGCGTTGGCCATACATTAAGGCATGGCAGGTTCTGAATGGTTATTGGTGCAGCTGCGGTATGCGCAGTAGCTGTTGTGCCATTCTGACCGCGGGCGCAGTTAATTAATTGATTGTTGTCTGTATCAACGTTAGGGTAGCTAATGGTCTCATTGTCAATTTTAATGAATCCAGACGATGATATTCCGTCCAATGAGCTTAATTGGATTGTGGTGCTTGTGGCAGTAACGTTGGCTGCAAGTATCTTATCTGATAAGTTTTCTTGGCCAGACTGTCTATTTACGTAAACCTGAATCGGCCTTCCTTGAGTTAACTTATTTGGGATGCTCATGTAGGTTGGCTCTGCAATACGGCTGATATTAATATCTATCTGATTGGAAGTGCCGTTATTGTTACGGATAGTTAGATCCATAAAGTCAATGGTGTCTGCTGGGTAAGGGTACATAGCCTGCCCTTGAACCATAGGAATAACACCTTGCTCTACTGTCCAAAGGTTAATTCCGCGGTTAGCCCATTCCATGGTTAACAGATTGAGACTTCTGCGCGCCGTACGGAAATCATATCCCGTACGAAGTTCTTGTCCGCAACGCTCAAACGCCTCTTCAATGAGGTCGTTTACATCTAAATTAAAAGTACTTGTACCTGTCGTTGCCATTAGCTAACCTTTCGATACGGTTTTACTTTTGCTTTTACTTTTGCTGGCTGTGGCACGAACTGCTTTCCCTGTGCTTTTCCCGCTCGTTTTGCTCGTGTTGTTGCTGCGTACTCCTGTGGGCTTAGCGACTGGATTGCTTTTTTTGGCAGGTACCGTTCGCCGGTTTCGGACGACTTTTTCCCTGACTTGGTTGTCCACTTCTGGTCTCCCCAAGCCTTTAAAGAACGCTGCGATTTTGCTAAACCACTCATTTATACCCACCACCAGCTGCCTTATATTTTTTAGCTACCAATTGGGCTTTACGAGCCGACCACTGACCTGCGCCAGTACCATGAGTTGCTGCCGCCTTAACCTGAGAAACAATGCGTTTACGCAGCTCTGGCTTAGTATAGTTCCCCGCAGCATTGACCTTACCACCCTCTTTATATTGGGTAAAGTCAGTGTTATCGCGGCGGGCTTTCTTAACGCCCTTACCCATCTTAGAAGGGTTTATGGCTCCCATACCGCGGCTAGGTCTCATACCATCCGTCCTTTAGTTTTGCCTTTAATGGCGCATCCATCAGCACGTTTAGAGGCAGAAGATACAGAGCCGCCTTTTTTAAATGGCAGTACACGTTTAATCTTTTCCTTGACCTTACGGGCTTTCTCAATCATGCGCTCATCTTTTGCCTCACGCTCTCGCTGGGCGTCCGATTGCTCACGCTCGTAGTTATCAAAACCCTGTTGATTCTTACGGGTTTGAGAATCTACAACATTGCCTTCTTCGTCTTGCATTGGCTTAGGATTCATGATTAGCAGTATTTCTTTTTAGATGAACCACCAGCTGCCATTTTAATCATGGTGCCTTTAGATTTGCCTTTAATAGCAATTCCGTTGGCTTTAGATAATTGACCAGCTTTACCGCCAGCAGCCATTTTGTGCATACGCTTCTCATGGCCTTTAACAGCCTCGCCAGCAACTTTTTTCATCATTGGCTTGTCTTTAGCTATGTCTGAGTGAGCTTTACCGCCCATGGCCATCTTGCCTACGCCATCCGCAGCAAACGCTGGAACTTTTTTGCCGTCTTTCATAACCATTGGCATACCGCCTTCTGCCATCTTCATAGGCTTCTTTTTAGCCATCATAGCCATCATGCCTGGATTCATCTTTTTCATATCTTTTTCCTTTTCATTAGTTAAAGTGCCGCCGTCTTTAAAACCGTATTTTTTTAACGATACATTAGGCATCTGTAGCATCCCAGCACGAGGTCTTGGATTAGCAATTTTTGCCTTAGCTGGATTCGTTGTACCACCTTTACGAAACTCTTTACCCTTATCTGCCTCTAAAAAATCTTTTCCAACAGACTGTGGAATGCCGGTCTTTTTTGCAAACTTAGGATTGTTTGCTACCGCCGCCATTAAGTTATGTTGTTTTTTAGATACACTTGGCATAATTTATCTTTGTAATTGATCTAGTTTTTCTTCTAGTCTATTAAACCTTGAATCTACGTGATTTAAAAGCCTTTCCATATCTTCTCTTACTTCAGAACGGGTAATGTGATCCCTAGCCACTTCCTCACGGGTTTTGTTTAAAAGAATGCCGAGGCGATTAACTTCCTCGAACTTGTCTTTAAGCACAAATCCCATGAGTCCTACTATCGCAGTAAGAACTACGTTCCATATAAGCATTTCCATTTAGCATTTCCATCGCTTTAATGAAGCAGCCTTACGTGTAGGGCGGCCTTTTTCATCTTTCATTGGTCCTGGCATACCAGACATCCGCGCACAGAACGACTTCTTACGAGCGCCACCTTCAGGCTGTGGAGCCTTTAGATTCGAGCCAGTAGCCGCATTATACTTAGCACGGCCTTTGGCGGTAAGCCCAGCGCCCTTAGACGCAGGCAACTTTTCACCACGGCCAATCGCAAGAGAGACGCCTTTCTTTTTAGCCATAAAATGTTGTAACTGAAGCGTTAGCTGGAAGCACAATATACACACCGTCATTAAAACGAATACCTTCACCCGGTATTAGTGTAGAAATAACAGCCGTATTTAAAGTGATGTTTAGCGTTAAGCGTTCTGTTCCAGTAGCGGAATTAGCAGCCGTGTCCCAAAACTGAACTTCACCTGCAGTACCGCCAGGTGCTAGTTGATAGGCTTTTACACGAACAGGCCCAATAATAGCTTGCAGATTTGCATCCGCATGAACCATTTTTACGTCATATTGCATACCCATAATTAATCTCCAATAAGGTTAAACAGGGGGCAAGCCCCCTAGATTAATTAGACGTTTTCTTCGCCATCGTCAGCTACGAAATAAACAATGCTACCCGTAACCGCACCTGCGTTAGCACCAGCAGAACCTTGAGCAGAAGTAACAACAACTAAGTTAGTTGCGTTAGCAGCCAAACCTAAACTAGCGCCACCAGTTGCACTAGCAACGGTAAATACTGTACGAGCGGCTACGTTACCAGCGGCAACGAAACCTTGAGGAACGTTTGTTCCGAGGGTAGTTGTTTGTCCTGGACCAACGCCAATTAGTGGGGTAAACCCTATGTTAGCTGCGCAGTTACCGCCTGGGGCAACAGACACAATAACTTCAGTAACAACTGCACCAGCTGGAAGAATTAAAGCGGGAGCGTTAGTAGCCGAAGAAATAACTACGTTAGATGTAGCTGCAGTGTTTGCAATATAGAAAGGTGCTGCCATAACCATTGAGCCAGCTGCGGCTGTACGGGTTTGGTCGCCACCTGTTGAGCGCCATACGGCTGAGGTAGTTGCTAATGCCATAATAAATTGTCCTTCATACAAAGTTCAACCTATCAATCGTGTATGCGTCTGCTGGGGCAGTTTGATAGGCAGTTCACCCAGTTTCAGCAATCTTACTACATTTTTAACTTTGTGCAAGTGGTTTACACAAATAAAATGCCCCTCCGAAGAGGGGCGCCAAGTCACCGAAGTAACAAGGGGGGTAGTACTTAAGCGCCTGGGCTT